CAGTGGAAACCAAGAGTTTGGCACTTTGACCTTGAGTGGGACCCAAAGACTGACCAGACTACGGTTATGGCAGTTATTGATAACTACAATAATAGACACATTGCTTTCTGTTGGAAGAAAGATAACCCTGACAGGTTACATGATAATGATTATCAATTAGAAAACAAACTAGTAGAGTACGAAGCGAATGGCTCTACAGAGAATTTCACTTATGAGAAATACATATACGGCTCAGAGCAAGAAATGCACGATGCTTTCTTGCACTACATGGATGAATGTAATCCAGATGTATTCATAGCCCACGCAATCATGTGGGCTGACCTACCTCACTTGACTAGGAGATTAAAGCGATTTGGAAAACTGAGCCCTCTTGGTAGAGTAATGCGACCAAAATCGGGCGGTAGTTATGATTATGTAGACCAGCCAATTGTAGGTAGGTTATGTTTTGACACTGCTGCACCTGTAAGAAGCGGTAGTGGATTTGAGCGTGTCTGGAAAGACAGTGGTCAGCCGCAACTTAAAAATCTGAAACTAGACACTATAGCAAAGGCTTGTAATCTAGGCGGTAAATTTGACATGGATGTCATGACCGGCTGGACTGAAAGGTTTGACGACTATGTAGATTACTGTATGCAAGACACTCTCCTGCTGAAAAAGATAGACGAAAGTCATCATGTTCTAAATTTCTTCATGTCATTACAAAGACTGTGTGGTGTATCTTTCGAGTCTTGTCACAATGTAACAAGATTCGCCAAAGGATTACTGAATAGAAGAACTCACTGGAAAGCGCCTAGTAAGTCTACTCAAGAGAAACAAGAGTACGAAGGCGCTTTCATTCCACCTCCCAAGCCCGGTAGATATGAGGGTGTGGCTTGTGTAGATTACAAGGGTCTGTATCCTAGTATTATACTGAGCCATAATCTATCTTGGGAGACCCAAGTTCCAAAGCACATGGCAGAAGAAAGCCATGTAAGACAATTACCAGATGGTACATGTTGGAGACAAGATACAGATGCATTACTCCCTAAGATTGTCAACGAGATGTTCGACCTTCGTGACGAGTATAAACAAAAGATGAGGCAGGCGACTGACTCGATAGAAAAAGATGGTTGGAATACAATGCAGTTGGCTGTAAAACGGGTCATGGCGAGCATATATGGTGCGACGGCGAGTCCATATTGGGGTTATTGTGACCTCGATATAGCCGGTGCAATCACAGCCTGTGGTCGAAGAGCAATCAAGGCTCTTATGGAAGAATCAGAACAGGCTGGCTACAAGGCATTGTATGGTCATACAGATTCTGCATTTGTTCAAGTGCCCTTTGATGAAGCGCCTGCTCTGGCTAGATACCTAACCGAAACCATACAGCGTAAACATGAAGCAAGTCATTTGATTGTAGAGTTCGAGGCTTACATGCCTTATTGGATTGTTGGCGGTAAGAATCTATACTATGGTATTTGTTCTTGGCCACCCGAAGACGAAGGTAAGAAGAAGTCAGCAAGATGGGGTAAAATCAGCACTTTGTCTCCAATTTCCAAAGACTTGGAAAACGACATACTGACTGCTATATGCACTGGCGCTGATGAAGAAACCGTAATTGGTATGGTCAGACCTATCGCTAAAAAAATAATGAAGGGTGATGTCAGCATCAAAGACATATCAACTACAACTCGATTACAAAAAAGGTTGCCAGAGTATAGCGACACTGCCGGTGGTGCTGTCAAGGCGGCTCGTTACTACAATGAACACATTGCTCAAAGAAATCATTTTGGACACGGAGACAGTGTAAACTGGGTTTATGTATCCAAGTCCAAAGACGGATTACCTTATACCCCTGTAGTGGCCTACGAGGACATAAGTGAACTAGATGGCTTTGTTGTAGATTACGACCTCATGGTTGATAAAATAGTCAAAGGTAAGATAAAGCCTATATTCAAAGCCCTTGATTGGGACTTAGAAAGAGCAAGTGGGGCTGCTATGCCCAAAGTATATTGGTGATTAAATGAGCAGAATAGAAGACGAAGTATGTAAGCGAATTCAGCAAAGGGCTGAGGTTGGTAAAGGTAAGTATGGAGTTACTATGGAGACTGCGCCTCTATCTAGGCTAGAATGGCTTATACATGCTCAAGAAGAAGCGATGGACTTGGCTGTCTATCTACAGAAACTAATCGAAATGGAGATGAACGAATGAGTGATAGAGATTGGAGTGCATATGCTAAATCCACATATCAGTGGGAGCCGGGGCATGAAAAAATGCTTCGGATTACTAAGTCTAGCCTCACTAGTGACTTTGATTTCTGCCCTAAGCAGTATGAATACAAGCGTGTTCATCGACTACCTACTCCTAGCACTGACGCTATGGTAAAAGGAACTAATATTCATGATGCCATAGAAGCGTATTACAACAGTGTGCTACCTATACTGGATGAACTATACACTTTGGTTCAGCGTAACAAAATGACAGAAGCGATGGAACTCGCTAAGTCAGTTCTTCCAGACAAAGAGTACGAATTGAATGAGCAACCTTCTATTGACATGCGTTTATTTTGGGACTTACATAGATTGAAAACCGTAGGTAAAGAACTGTATCTACCTATTATCAACGAATCGGAGATACATGCTTATACAGAAGAAGAAATAGAATTCAACGGCGAAGTCTATACTATACCTGTTCACTATGCCGGAAGCATTGACCGTGGATTTAGTGAAGAGGATGGTAGCGTAGCAATCATGGAACTAAAAACAGGTAAGTGGGTTCAAACCAAAAGAGGTGATGATTGGAAAGATTCTGATTTCAAAGTCAAGTCGATGAGAAGAGAAATGGCTTTTTATAAAATGTTATTAGAAATAGCAGACCATGAGTTTCAAGATGTCACTCACTGGGGATGGGTGTACCCCTCCGGCGTAGTAGCAGACATGGAATCATTGAACAAGTACGGCTATGAGCAAAGAAGCATCAACAAAATTTTCTATGAAAAGATAACCAAGCGTATGAACACTAGTTATAACAAGTCTATTCAGAAACTAAAAAGCGGGTTATTGACTGCTTATTTGTCTAAAGATTTCCCAACCAGTGCTAGTGCAGGTAAATGTGCTTGGTGCGATTTCAAATCAATATGCCCTGCATGGGAAGGTAGTGACAATCCACAAGAATACTTGGATAATTATAAGGAGGAATGATGATGGACAAAGGGATGGTAAGTAGGTTGATTGAAAAGATGATGTCGTTAGTTGTAGACAGAGATGTAGAAGTTAATTTTTCTCAACTTGGGAAAGGTAAAAACTACAGTATCGCTATTCAGACATCGCTGTATGAGTTTGATGAGAATGTGAGCGGTCCGAAAGGACCTATGTACATATCTTTGAATAACTATCTTTTACAAGATACTAGTGAACTAATTAATGTACTAAACACAATCATAGAAAGTAGGAAGTGAGTTTATGAAAATAGCATTTGATTTTCCGAGGGAGGTTATGGAACTCGGAAATGAAAATGGTAGAGGCTTTCGCAAGATAGTAAGAAGTAGCGGTGATTTAGAAAGATACTGGGCTGGGAAGAACGGTGTATCTAACGCATACATGACTGTCTACGGTTACCGGGCAACTAAGCAACCTCACAATAATCGTGTGGATTTACTTACACCGATTATCAGGCACTTCGTTATGGACTTTGACCCCAAAGATTTCCGCCAAAGAAATAGACCTGATGTGGAGTTAGACTCTGCATTAGAGCAGGCTAAAACTTTACATTATTACTTAATAGATAACGACATATCACACGCTGTTTGGTACAGTGGCGGTGGTTTTCATATATGGGTCGAGTTAGACAAACCATATATGCCAAGTGATGGAAATCACCTATCTGCGATAAAAGATGCAGGTATGCAGGTGGTTAATGATTGGATAAGAGAAATGAATTTGTTTTGTTCAGACCCAGCCGTACCCTTCGATACCAGTGGTATGATTAGAATACCAAATTCTTACAATTCCAAAAGGGGCCTTTGGTCTATACCTTTGACAAGTAATGACTTAGAGCGAGGATTAGACCATATTATGTTAAAGGCACTTGAGCCAAAGAAAGGAGTAATTAGTTATGGTGAAAAAGGATTGCCTTTAGTCATCAAAAAAGATTACAAAAAGCCAAATGTATTTGACCCCAAATCCAAACCAATAGACTTACCAACTGTTTCTATGGATGGAGTCATTATACTTCCTTGTTTAAATTCCGCTGCTTGTAGATTAGGTAGTAACCCTAGCCATGATGCAAGAGTTCAACTAGTCAAATATTTATCTAAAAGATTAAGGAACTTTATGCCTGCCGAAAGGATAGAAAAAAGTAAGATAAAAGAGCATACAGAGACAATTATAAATTATATCAAAACATTAGAATGGGCTGATTTCAATGAAAACACCACTCGTTACCAAGTGAGTACAATAGTAGGTACAGAGTATCCTCAGACATGCTCTATGTTATACAAAAAAGGTATGTGCTTAGGTAAATGCCGATACTGGGATAAAACCGGTGCCATAACGGAGGAAGAATAATGTCACTATATTATTGCGAAATATGTGGTAATCGTGTAAGAGCCACTAAGACGATGAAAGACAATTATGAAAGCCGAAAAGACCCTGTTATCATCTGTCAATCTTGTAGGTATAACTTGAGAGTTCCCGATGAATTAAAGTGTACTCGTATGACAAAGGTGGGTCATAGGTGCGGCGGTATTCTGTTCGACAGAACCATAACAAAGTGTGCAGGGTGCAGGAGGAGAGGGTATGAGTAAGCCACCTTTGATAATAGATACTAACGAAAGAGGTCAATTGCACGACGCTGTTATTCGTGCAGCGGAAAGAGAAGGTTACTCTGTCAAGAAAGAGCACCTGCAAGGTATGGGAGATTACAAAGCGGGTAATGCTAACATAGAATGTAAAAGTATATCTGACTTAATTCAATCAACATTCAAAGGTCATTTACAGAGACAAATAGACAACTTAGATGCTAATTGCGAAAGAGTAATCTTACTTGTCCACGGTGACATTGCTAAATATGTAGCGATGTGTAAATCACAAGGAAGGCCTACCAGTTATCCAAAGGTACTTGACATGATGTTGGGTATATTTGCTAGGTTGACTGCTGACTTTGACTGTCACATTTACCGAGCAAAGGATTACACAGAGGCTGGTATATTCATAGCCAAGTTACACGCTAAAATGAACAAACCGGCCAGTAAACACGGAGCCAAGGCAATCACTAGAGTGAGCACCAATGATGTCAGGGCTGACATGTTGGTAACTATACCCGGATTCGGGAATGATTTGGTTGATAAACTACTTGAAAAATGCGGCTCTATCGAAGAGATGTTATTCCCCGAATCACTTAAGCAAGTGAGGGGTTTGGGAACAACTCTGCGCCAAAGGTTACTAGATGTCTTAACATCAGAAGAACCTATTAAAATTCAAAAAACATACAACAGGAGAGGGAAATGAAATGATGGAACACCGAGCAGATAAGTACGAATGCGTAAAACAATACCCGATATTAAGAGGTTACCTTGAGCACTTTAACCAAGTGAGTAAGAATAACGAAATTCCGGGATTAATATCTTTCTTCTTTATTTTAGGGCAAGCGGCTGTTCCTTATGTAAGGGTGCCTGTAGGTGGGAGTAACCTTGACCCTAGGGTAAGTATATTCTGGATTCAAGACACTAGGACAGGTAAATCTGCCGCTTATCAAGTAATAGAAAGAGTCCTTAAAGAAGCAGGTATGGAGTCTGTAGATTATAACTCTGGTAACGATGCCGCTCTTGTAGGTACACTCATACCAGACCCAGATTTTGACGGCCCTCTAAGAGATGCACCTCTAATAGAAAGAGCAGGTATATTAGCAGGTAGAAAAGGATTAAACTTTGACGAAGGTAGCGTGATACTCAAGACAGGTCAGCATAACGAAAGCACTACTCTTTTCTTACAGTCTGCTCTGAACTCAGCAGGTACTGGTCGTAACATTCTAACAAAGCACATGGCAAGAGGTACCTTTAGCGTCAAGTCGACAGTTTCTTTGTGGATTACCACATATCCACCAAAAGGTATTAAAGAGCATGTACTCGATAAAGGTATATTTCAGCGTGTTTTGACTTATTGGAGACACTGGACATTAGAGATGAAGAAAGAAATTAACCATTCTTTAGCCGAATCTGTTTACAATATGCCTAAGTATGAAATGGCTTTTGAAGATGTAGTTGAATTCTTTGTTGAGGCTGGTCGTAAGTTGAAAAGAAGAGTGTTAGAGTTAACTGACACTGCGCCTTTAGAATGGGATGCGATGACAGAAGATGACCAAGATGTACTAGTGGGTTCGGTAAAACACGCTTTGTTTGAACCAGATGAAGCGTATGTACCGGCTCTTATGTCAGCCATTGATGACTATTACGACATAGTAGAATCTATGAGTCCCGATAAACAAGGTATTTGTTCTTCGTTTATCATGGGGTTACAGAATTACACAAATGTACTGGCTCATCACATGGCTATGATAGAAGGTACATGGGTTGTTAGAGGAGACCACATAGACATGGCCAAAGAAATACTCTTGGACCTCTATGGTAATCTAATTCAATGGCTTGAGTCCGAAATAAACATCGGAGCAGGGGCTAGTGAAAAGAAGAAAATGCAAGGTTATTGGGCATCTGCTTATCGTAAATCGGAAGTATACGACTTCGAAGATACAAGAGGTGAAGGTTGGGCTAGAAAGAAACAAGTCATGGATAACTTTGGTAAAATTGCCAACTACAGTAGTCACGCTTCTGTTAATGACAAGTTCAAACTTTATGCAAGTGATATGTTCAAAGACACTCGTGAAGGCTCTAAGATATACATAAAACTCAAGGAAGAATACAAAGGTAGCAAGGAGGTCAAACAATGAACTTCTGGGATATACAGTGTATATGCTGCGAAAGTGTATTAGGTAATAATATCGGAGGGTATTTCATGGGTCACAAGGGCAGTCAACGCATTGCTGTTTGTGATTGGTGTTTAAGTTGCATGAGTGGTGAAGCACAGTGAACATGTTAGCCCTCGACATAGAGACTGCTAACTTTAGTCACGATATAGGTGGCTTTGGCCAAACACATTTGTTTGAACCTACAGTAGTCGCTACTTGGGATGGTAATCAAGGAGTAGTTTATTCTAACGAGTCTGTTTCTAAGTATTTACCAGAGGGCACCGTGGTAAAAAAGATGCACCCTGAGATAATAGGTAATGATTTATCAGAACATATTAACAAGGGTGGTTTAGTACTAGGTCATAATTTGAAAAGTTTCGATTTACCCATAATAAGGGATGCACTAGACTGCTACGCCGCAGGTGAAATTATGAAGAAATCTGACGAGCAAGTTTTCGATACTTCTGTTTTGTTGAAAGGTATAGTGGGTCACGCAGTACCTTTGTCAGATGCTTGTTATCATACTTTGAACAAGGGTAAACTTATGAATAGTCACGATGCCCCAGTGGAGTGGCGCAAGGGTAATTACAGTAAAGTTGCTGAATATTGCCTAAAAGATGCTGAACTTGTATATGAACTTTGGAAACACGGGATGGAAGAAGGGATTATCAAAGCAAGGTGCCGCAAAACAGGAGATGTCAAAGAATACGAGGTGGACTGGTAATGGTTATGATAGTCTGCGAAGTATGTAACAGAGATAATTGGGAAGGAATACGATGTGCTAAACACAGAGTATGCAATTCCTGTATAGATTCCATATTGGAAAAACATTTTGAGAGGGAAAATAATGAACGAAAACGAAGCAAACACAAGTGCAGTAGTGCATAATATAAGAGCAGCAAAAAGAGCCGTAATGACGGTTAAGACAACCCTTGGTCCGATGGGTATGGACAAGATGATGGTAGATGCCGGTGGTAATGTAATAGTTACTAACGACGGTGCTACTATTCTACAAGAACTAGACATCAGTCACCCAGCGGCTAAAATGGTAGTCGAAGCGGCCAACACACAAGAGAACATATGCTATGACGGTACTACGAGTACAGTGGTCTTGGCAGGCGAACTACTGGGTAACAGCGAACTCCTGTTCAACAAAGGTCTACACGCTAACATCATATGTCGTGGTTACAGAAAAGCCTCCAAGTGGGCAACTGACCACATAGCAACTTTATCATTCAAGGGCGACAAGCATTTATCTAATGTAGCCAAGACTTCGATTACAGGTAAAGCACTTGAATCAAGTGTAGAGCATGTCAGTGGTCTTTGTGTCGAAGCAGTTAAGAAAGCCGGTGGAGAATTTGAGCGCATTCGTGTTCTATGTCAACCGGGTGGTAGCCTAGATGACTCGTCTTGTTTTAGTGGAGTGGTATTGCACAAAGAATTCATTCTTCCTGCCATGCCTACTCTACCAAACGGTAAGGCTTTACTAATCAACACTGGTTTGAGCGATATCAAAAGCGACGATAATGTCCAGTTGAATCTTGGCTCTGCTGCTGAATATCAACAGTACAAGCGTCAGTCCGGTAGAGAGCAATGGGTTGAGAAGGCTAATACTATTACTAATCTTCTACCAGAAGGCGGAGTAGTATTTGTTAGAGATACAGTTCATGAAGTTGTAGCGGCTACACTAGCCAAGCATAGCATATCCATGGTACATAGAATACCTGAAAGTGACATGACAGCATTGGCTAAATTACTTAACACCACTATTGCTCACAGTACTGATGATTTACTTGAAGCAGTTGACTGTGATGCTGAATGCAAGACAATCGGTGACATGAAATATGTCGTAGTCAAAGGTAAAGGTGAAGTTACTACCCTTATTCTAAGAGGTGCTACTAAGCAGACTCTTGACGAAACTGAGCGTGGATTTGAAGATGCACTTGGAGTAGTCTGTCTGGCTTTCAACAGCAACGCAGTCGTCTACGGTGGAGGCTCTGCTTATTTGAATGCAGCGTTGCACTTGCGCTCAAGGGCTGCGGAAGCAGGTGGTAGAGAGCAGATGGCTATCGACGCATTTGCTGACTCATTAGAGTCTATACCGGCTACCATTGCTGAGAATGCAGGTCATGACCCACTTGACACTATCTTGACACTAAGAAATGAACACAAGGCGGGTAACACTGATAGCGGTCCAGATATAGAAAACGGCGGTGCTTGTTCGATGAAAGAACAAGATGTATTCGAACCACTTGATTTAGTCAAGCAGGCTATTCAATCGGCCAGTGAAGTTACAATCAGTATACTACGCATAGATGATATCATCGGCAAGCGTGGTGAGTGACTTGAGTGACGAGCACGAAATACCTCCAGCGACTAAGGAGGAAATAGAAGACTTTTTATTTTTTAACAAAAGTCTGAAATCATTGATTTCTAAAGAGCATGTTCAAAATGCAGTAAAAGAAATGAAAGAAAGGAAGGATTACAAACTAAAGCAACAGTTAGCCGCTGAGAAGTCAAAAAAGTTCTATGAAAAGAACAAAGAAGCATTAGCCCACAATGCGTTTTTTAGTGCCACAGAAATAAAAAACTGTCCAAAATCTTTGGTCGCAATTTTAGAGTGGAGAATGGAAAAAATACATGATGAAATAGATAGTGGTAAGTGGCTTGGTGAAAGTTTGGGCTACGCCAAAGGTTGTTTTTTTGAATTAGGAAATCTTTTGTCCTTTCTACCGGGTAGTTTAGGACACGCTGCTGCAATAAAAAATAAAGAACAGCGAACTATAGGTGAGTGGCTAGGCGTTGGGCTTATAGAAATAGAAGAGGAATAAATATGAGACTATGCTCAAAAAGAGGTTGTTTCAATCTAGCCCATCGAGGATTTAGATATTGTTTAGCGTGTCTCCGTGGAAAAGACGAGGAAGAGTAATTACTCAAATGTGCTCGCTTTCTGATGAGGATTACTCAATTAGTTTAAGTATAGTATGGTATACCAAAACTTATGGCGAAAGAACCCATAACAGAAAAGAGCGAGGGAGTACATCCTGATTATGAACAACCAATATTTGGTTTTAACGAACCTGTGATAACACAACAAATGCGTCAATTAGACGACTTTATAGAAATGTGTCAAGAATATCTATTTAGGCATAAGTTATCTATTTTTGAAAATGAAACTGAGGAAGATGGAGAAGGTAATGTTTCTCTAAATATGATGGTTGAAAGTCCAGAGTTATTATATGACTATATAGAAACAGCAGGTGCATTTTTTAGTGAAAATACTTATTATATGATAAACTCTATTGTCGCTAATCATCAAGAAGATTGCACCGAAGCGGGAGTAAGTGCTATGCTTACTTTGCTAAATTTATGTAGAGAACACCCTCAATACATGCTTTCTGGAAATGGTGTGGGCGGAGGTATAATTTCCCAAACAACTCATGAAAGAATGGAACTACTGAGAAGTTTGTCGGAATAAACTTACCTTCCTAACTTCTCAGCCATTTGTCTGAGATAGCGGGAGAATCTGCCGCCAGCCTTTCTTGATATAGGCTCTGCCTTGCGCTTACGGACACCCTTGAATCCAAGTTGTCCATGAAAGCGTATGTAGTCGCAGAAAGAGCACTGGTGTAGAACTACAGGCTCACCTGATACATAACAACCTGATATCGACAACGGTAGAGAAATACGATTGCAGTTCTCGCACCTTTGCTTGAGCATGTCGATTAATCTACCCATCAACTCACCGTGTGCAAGTCTACTTTATGCCAATCAGCACCATCGTAGACAAACTTACCGTATTTGTTTATACCTACATCTACATTTATCTTAGTACTGGTACTATGCCCGCCGCTGGTAGAATCAAAGTGAAGAGTGTGACTTCCAGCCTTATGGTATATTTCTATAACATGCCCTCTAGGGAAGTCATTAGTTGGGTTGATAGTTCTATCAGTGTCAGTAGTGATTATCCATATGTTGCCTTGGTCAAAGTTAAATGTGACATTACCACTAGTGGTTATCACTTCTACTCTATTTGGACCTAATATATGAGTATCCGTTGAAGGAGTAGCGTGAACATTTCTAGGTGATGCAGCATACACCAGCCCATGTCGACTACCTGCTACATCAGCAGCGTGACTTTGCCATATAGCACCGAAAGGGCTACCAGCGAAGTTACCACCTTCGTTACCTGCAAAGAAACTATCTAGGTCAGCAGCGGAATTAATAGAGTTACCGGGATAAACAGTGTTACCATTTTCAGCCTTAGTCATAGGCGTTAAAAAGTTGACAGCGCTGTCTAAGAATGTCCTTCGGTCAAAGATTATTGGGTCATTACCTAATACACCACTGGTACTGATAGTGTACCTAAGCACTGCGAGTACACTACTGTGGTGATTAGAGTCAGTATTAGCAGTGATACTTGGGTCAGAAAGGAATCTGTTCGGTATTAGCGGCGTACCTGCTGATGCTACAACGGGTGTACCTATTTCGTACATCACATTGTCTTTTGGTGAGTTATTACCAACTAGATATATTACTACAAACACTTCTGAGTTAGAGGAAGGATTGCTAGGTAAATCGCCAGAAAAGTTAGAATCAGACTTAACGGTAAAGGCAACAGTGCTACCCGGACCGCCTGCAAACTTGTACAGAATACCATCTATTTTGCAGTAACCACCGTTGACTGTAATCAACCCTGCGTTGCCTGCTGTGATGTAGCCGGGAGTACCGGAAACTACGCTGTTTCTAAGCGAATGACCTTTAGCACCGTCGCTTAATCTCAAGATGCCGTTACCGTGTAATCCTTCGTACAGATTAGTAAGGCTAGGGCTAGTAAGTCCATCGCCGTCTCTGAGTCCTTGTGAATTTGCACCGTAACCAGTTGCGCTCGTATGTCCTGCTTTTGGATTAGTCATTGTCCCACCTCTATAATTGCTGTAAATTTGATTTCGTTATTGCTAGTTTTTTCAACTGAGTTGTAAGTGTATCTACAGAAGTCAGTAGTATCGGTAGAATCGCTAGGGTTCTTGTATCTGATTACTACTTCCCTCAAAGGTAGCGTGAAACTCACATCTAATGACAGTTTTGCTTCTACAGATAGGGTATTGTCATCTATAATCTTAACATCGGGTTTGACAACTACGGCTGGTCTACCTATACCACCATCTTGTTGAGTGGCTACTGTTCCATCGAAGCCGAATACTACTTCGTTTATTCTCGCTCTTAGCGTGTCTATCAAAAATCTTGTTCCTTCGTCTAATAATGGCATATCAACCTCTCCTGTTCTTAAGATATCTACTTTGTACTGCACCTAGTTTATGATGTGCGTTCTTTGATTCTGGTAAAGTGTCAGACCTTATCAATAATTCTTCGTTGTCCAGTACCGGATGAACGCTTCTTGATTTAATGACAACAGTGTTAGTCCCTACACTGGCTGAATGTATGTGACCTAGTTCGTTACCACTAGAAGTATAAACAGGTTGGTTATCTGTAGTGAACACAGAATTGGCATTTACTCCATCAGTCGTAAATGATGTAGTACCTATCGCATGACCACCACCATTGTTTATGAGGACACCCGTACTTTGTAGTTCAAGAGTACCGTGTATAATGTCCCTATTAGGTTGACCTAGGTTGAAACCGACACCTCTGTTATTGTCAACTCTTTCTGCTATTTCCCAACTAACCTTCACTTTAAATCCAAAAGATGTGCTAAATTCTTCTACGCTGAATTGCCTATTTCGGTCAAAATCATCATCAGCAGTATTACTAATGTCGACTTCTTGGAATTTCTGCAACACATCTTCTAAAGTACCGTCTACTGAGTTGATATGTAAGTCAGATTTACGATTTATTAAATCATAATTGCCACTCAGTACTATCTTCTTATCATCGCTTGTTCTTGAGTGATAACTAACTAAATCACCCGGTTGTATATGCGTACCTTCTAACACATCTTTCAAAATCTTAGAATCTGTTGCTTTTTTTGCCATTCTAAGCATATTTTGACCTATTCTTCTAGCACTAGCCTTGGTCAGAGCAGTAGGAGCAGTAATACCACCGGGTAATTCGTTGACAGAATTCTCTTGAGGGCCAAAATCGTCTATCTGTACTACATTTTTGTCGTTATTAGCCCTAGATTTACCCCTTACTACTACTCTATTAGGTAAAGCACTGTTGTTGTTCTCGGATGTACCGCCAGATACCCTGTTTTCTGTCAAAAGATGCTCTCTTTCTATTTGGGTTTGAGGGGAATAAATGAGGTTACCGAACCTGTCACTTCTTGGGGAATAAAAGTCGTGTTTGGCCAAGTATCTTAGTGCTGTTATAGAATCAATACCATAGAAATCTCTGGCTACGAAAGTACCACTGTGCCTCTTTACTTTAATTCCACTAAGTGAACTCTTAGACGAGTTACCTAACTTGATTGCGAGGTCAGAAGTCCTCAGCCCTACTCCCACTTTCTGAACAAAACGGATGGTTTTATCAGTGAAACCGATGTCACTCAGTTTGCTGCCTTTTAGGTTCTCTAGTCGGTATCTGTTACCCTTTGTAGCGTTCTGAACCTCTGATAATACCAAGGCTTGGTTATTATGTTCACTACCGACTACTAAA